TGCATAATCAAGCCTGTTACAACAGAAACGACTATTGCTGTAATAATTGAAACAGGGTCGCCACCAGCAACTTGCGGCATTATGTGAATATTTTTTGATTGCTTGGGTAAAGAAGATTCTAATTCTGATTGCTTTTCCAACGTTTTATTATCTACTGAAAAAGTGTAATGTTCAAATTTATCTTGATTTTTACTAAGAAACTCGGTCAATTTACCAGTGTTGGCTTCGATTGCCCACAAAGCTTCTTGAACAGAATCAACCTCAAGCTCCCAATGCTTGCCTAAAGTAGATCCTAGCTCTCCATGTAGATATACGTTCTTCATCCTTAAACCTTAATATTATATACACGAAATATGTCGATATACAGAGTGAATTCTGTCAAAATATTGACCATCAAGATATGTTTTTCTAGATAAAAATTTTCCTTCGTGATGAAAAAACTGATTGTCACCACAATAAACTCCAAAATGAGAAAAATATCCATCTATTTCAAACAAAATTAAATCATGTAATTTTAAATTTTCTGTATCTTTTATTTTTTTAAATTTATTTATTTTTAAAAATGTTTTGACAATGTTAACAGTATCTTTGCTGTATGCTTGTCCATCTTTTGTTAAAGCAAAGTTTAGTTCAAAATAACTCAATATTTTATTTAATATATAATAGTCTACAACAAATCTAAAACAATTTCTTAAATCTGGTACATAATCTCTTTCGTCAAGTTTTGGTATTTCATAATTTTCTGGAAAATGAAGATAAAACTCTTTAGTTTTTATACTATAAATATAAAATGGTAACTGCCAGTTACGCGCAGATAATTTATCAAACTCTGACGGTTGAGGTCCAGATATTGTGTGCGAATGATAAATAGACAAAATCTCAAGGCCCTTACTTTTTTCTACAAAAGATTTTGGTGATATTTCAAAATTTTTTTCTCTTGTGATATGAGTGTTTTCGCAAGGAACTACTTGTATTTCTTTTATGTTGTTTAAGCCAATCAATCCGCAACATTCGTTTTCTTTTTCATATTCTGCATGAGCTTTTATAAGTTTTTGTATAAAATTATACATACCCAAACTTATCGGTGCCAGGAAATCCTCCGAATGGTAATCCTCCGCCACAATCTTTAAATCTTAACGCGCACCCAGAAATAGTTTTGCTGCATTGATCTTGAACCCAATTTGATTTATCATGTCTTGGATCACTGCCAGATATATTAAAATGAGAAAAAGATACTCCATTAATTTCTGTCACAGCCTTACCTGTTGGTTTTGCTACAAAATACAATTTTATATTTTCGTCTACTTTAAATCCATCAGAATCAGAATTTAAAAAACTGTCGACACTTACAACATCTCCACTTAAATATATTCCAGTAGCGTTATAAGCGCCAGAATTATGAAATGTTTCAGTGTTAGTATTGCCGTCAGTATTTAATGTATTCCACGCTACATTGACGGCTGTTGAAAATCCATAGCCACCTACTTCTGTTGAACTAAAAAATATTTTATCTTTTGCATCTGCAATTGGAACGCCAAGAGCTTGGTGAGAATTTTTATCTTTAAAACGATCACGTATATGCGCAGAAGAGTCTCCGTAGTTACAGCCGTATCCGCGATACACCCAAGTACAATAGTTACTAATGACTTGTCTACTTGGTATTTTAACAGTATCCATTTCCAAAACAGACACCAACTCAAACTCAACTACATTTTTATCTTCTAAAGTTTTTTGGTTTATAACAAACTTATCATCTGGAAATCTAGCGTTTATATCTGGATC